ATTTTTTTATTTTATTTTTATTGTGGTTGAGCTGGCGCATACGTTGCAACTGTATAATAGTATATTGTTGCTCCACTTGCATCGTCGGCGCAAGTTATTTGTATAATATTATTAGTCGTGCTGTCGTAATTTGTTGACCCTATTTTGTTAAATGTTCCGCCCGACTCCGCAAAAGTTAAAGCATGAGGTCCGCTTACAATTAAATCTATTGTTTGACCTTGTACGGCGTTTGAAAATGTAAAAGTTGCAGCCCCTGAAGCCGCTGCGGTAAAAGTAGTTCCATTTAAAAAGTTTAAAGCAAATGCCGTTCCACTCCCTAAAGAAACAAGCTCCGTATATCTATTTTCTATTGTTGCAAAAGTTATATTATCAGCGGCAATATGTACGGTATCAATCGCTCCGTCAGCTATTTCGGCGGAATCAATTGCGTCGTCTGCCATTAATGCGTTTGTAATTTGGTTATCTGCAATCATAGCGGTAGCAACTTGAACCTCGCCAATTGTCCCCGCTGTAACTGCTCCAAGTAATCTGTTTGCTGTTGCGGTATCTTGAATTTTATCATATGAAACCGCATCCGATGCAATGGTAATTGCTCCAGTGTTTGCAATAGTTACGTCTCCAAAAACCGTTTTATTTATAAAGTCGGTCCCGTCAGCAACTAAAATATGCGTATCTGTCGCAACGGTTGCGTCGTCAAATAAGGAAAGTTTTGCAGCTGTAACAGCGTTTGCATTTATTGCAGCTGTCAAAATCGCATCGTCTGCAATAGCGGTCGAACTAATCGCTCCAGTAGCTAATTTAACAGCGGTAATTCCGCCATCTTTAACTCTTAAAGCGTCGGCGTTTGTTTCAATTGTTGCGTCGTCAACGCTAACGTTTAAAGTAGGAATTGGACCGTCTAAACTCGTTCCAGAAAGTCCATCACCTGCAACTATTGCGGTTAAGTCTCCGCCAGTTGCTGTTTGACCTAAGTCAATCCAATCATTTACCGACCCCGCAACGTAACCCTCAATATGGTTTGCGGTAGTGTTATATCTTAATTGACCAGCCGAAGCGGTAACCCTTTGTGATTGCGTACCGTTTGGCAACCTTATTGCGTCAGTTTTTGAGGAAATATCTAACGAGAGAACTGCGGCAGCACCTATTCCAAGAACGCCGTCAGTATCAACAAAAACACCTAAGTCGTTACCGTTTCCGTCGCTTAATTGTTTGCCCGTTGAACCAGCGGGCGAGTTGTCCGTTAATTTAACGAGACTTTTATACGTGTCTTTTACTTTAGTTCCTGTTAGTGTTGTCCCCATTTAATTAATTTTTATACAAATTTACTATTTTTTTTTTGGTTTATATATCGTCCCAGTTATTATTGAGGCTGTTAAAATTTCTATTCAAGCCCGTCCATTTATTTTGAATTGCCAACCAAATCATATTGGCGGAATTTGCTAATGTTTGCCCGAGTCCTATCATTATTCTATATATGCAATGATTGACCCAGAGTTTACCGTTATGGCGGAAAAAGTTCCATATATAATTTGCCCAACGGCTAACGCTAAGGCTGTGATTGTTGTGTCTCCTCCTGTGGTTCCGTTTGTACAAGTAATTGAACAATCGTCTATCACTTGAATAGCGTTGAATTTTTCACCTACGACTGAAGTATTTCCAGTTGTTATAACTCTTAATCCAAACTCTCCGAAAGCGGCTTTTTGATAATTACTTGAATAAAATAAATCGTTTGACATTATATATATATTTTAGAATTTAATTTTTTTTTCTCTTAACTAACTACAAAGATATTAATTAATTTTTTGGTCATTATTTAAATCTTATCCTTTAGCTTTTCAAAAGTTCGTAATCCTCCCAAACCTAACATTCCAAGTAATACAGTCATTAAATGCTCCATTTGTAACGCTGGAGGAACTTCAATTGGGTTAACTATCCAAATAATTAAATCTCTTAATACAAAATTATAAGCTAAAGCAAAGCCACAAACCCAACCGATAAACGGTCTCCAGCCCGCAACAAATACCGTTCTGTGCTTCGCCTCAACCTCGTTGATTTTAGTTTGCAATTCTATTATTTGAGTAGGGTCTAACTCTTTGCCTTTAATTGCCTCTCGAATTTCCCATGCTAGATTCCCCGCTACTGATTTCCTACCATTGCCCCCTTTTAATAAGTTTAAAATGAATTTAAACATAATATTCGTAAGTTATTTTATTACCTTTTTTTACCGCTTTTAAAACTCGGTTTCTATTATTATTGTTATTGATATAACTTACATGAATCCAATCAGGATTTAACTCATTTCCATGCTCCCAAATTAACTGGTCGAAATTTAAATTATCTTTTATATATTCAAATAATTCGCAATTGGTTTTTTCTCTTATTGCATCAATGTCAACCGCTTGACCGCTAGCGTGTTGACTAGTTGCTTTTGAATTAATTTTGAGACATAATTCGGGGGACCTAAAAAAACTATTAATTCTAATAGGCTCACAAGCCCAAGCCCGCAAAGGTTCGAATATATTTTTTGCAAGGGATTTCATGTTTACAATTTGAGATTGATTTGGTATGTTTTCAATTTCGTGCTTTTCCGCAGTTTTGGAGCGGATAGCTTCAGTCCAAGAAATATGTTCGCTAATATATGCCATGATTAAGTTTTTTGTATACGATTAGATATTTGAATAATAGCTCTAAAATAGGTTTTATCTTCAGCATCTTCTTCAATATAATTAACGCCTTCATTTGTACAAGTGTAAACATTAAAGCCGTCACCTGATAAATCATAATAGCCCGATGAGCGAGTTCGTATTAAATTTAAAACAGAGCTAACAATTTGATTTAATTGTAATTCTCCGCCGTCATCTGAATCAAAACTGGTCACGACTTCAATTCCTGTGACGCAATCCATATTAAAAGAGGTTTGATTTTGGTCCGCCTCATCGTTAGATATTGAATATACTTTAATAAATGGGTCCGTTGCGCTGGATGGAACTCTATTATAAATAGGTACCGCATTGCCCCCGACAGTTATTTGACCCGTTAGGCGTGTTATAATTGCTTTTCTAATAAATTGTAATGCTTCAATCATTTTATCGCTTTATTAATTTTATTTTCAAGATTTATAAGAAGAGTTTTCACTTCTCGCCTTATTGTTGGATAAAAAAAAGGAATCCTAGTTTCTGGTTTTACTGGATTTCCCCCTCCAAATTCAACAAATCCCGAATAAGGAGCTTTTGAAGAGATTACAACAGTTTTTCCCGTCTTAACTGCGGTTATTTTTCCCTTTAAATTTCCTGTATCATATGGCGCAATCTCTTTCATTTTCATTCCAGTAATTAATGCCATTTTTCCAAGCTCATTTGATAACCCTTGTTTATCAATTTTTTGTAATTGGTTTATTTTACGGGTTAAATTTGCCATATCAAGCGGGTCTAATTTCATTATTTGATTTTTCATTACTTGATTTTTGTGGCTTTTATTGTTGTATAATATTTTTGAGTAGTGTCAACAATTGAATTTATTCTATACGTTCCCGCCTCGTTTTCTAACTTTAAAAGGTCAGTATTTAAAATTGTATCAGCGGTCTTTTTACGAAAGATTAATTCAATTTCGTCGTATCTGCTTCTTTTGCCGTTTTCTGTCTTAAAATCACCCTTAAAATCGCTTTTGGACGCCCATACGGTTGAAGCTGTCGCCTGAGTAGAGGTAAAACCCCCGTAAGTGTCAGCGGTTTTTGTTAGACGTTTAACTAAAACTCGAGTATTTAACTTTCCTATATTCATATAAATAATGCTTTATAAGACGATAATAATTCTTTTGTATTTGTTGGAATTTCTGCGGTTGTTTTTCCCTCAATAAAATCAATTCTATTCTCATAAAGAGTACTCGTTAATTGAAGAAGTGCCTCTTTTATTGCGCTATCATTTAACCCCGTTGTTATATAAATTACTTCAACCTCTTTAGCAGGCAATTCGCTTAATTCAATTATTGATTTATCTAGACCGTAAACAGTATGCGCCGCAGTCGTTGAGTCTACCGTTATAGATGAGATAGTTGTGACGGGTGAAAAAGGAACTTCAAAACGCTTTAAAACCTCGCTTTGGTAATAAGTACGATTTTTTGCTACAATGTCCCGAGAAATATAATTTTCTGCAACAATACGAGCCTGAGTTATCATTTGACCAATTAAAGTATCGTCCGCAGTTGTGTCAATTCTCGCATATAGTTTAACGTCAGCGGTTGAAATAACCTCCGTCCCAGTTGTCGAATTAATTTTAATCTGGTACATTATTTGGTTATTTTTTTAGAAAGTTTTAATTCTTTAGTTTCTTTTTTTAGTTTTAATTCTTTTTTTTCGACTGCTATTCCTTTACCTATTAAGTCTTGACCAATTAAATCGTCCACGTCAATGACGTCTCCCGTTTTTTTAACTCCGTCGCTTAGTAAAATGTCACTCTGTATAATTATAATCATGATATATATATTTTTAAACAAAGATAAAAAAAAAGTGCCACAAAATTAATGCGACACTTTTCCAAACAATTTAAAATTTAAAAATTAGAAAAAACTATTAAAAATTTCTAACTTAAAGAAATGTAAAGTTATTAAAAAAAATTGAATTTTTTCCTGTTTTTGATATTCTTATCGATTGCATGTTTCCAGTATTAGGAAAATTAAAAAATCCATCAAAATATTTAGAGTAAACACAAAACCAGTCAATTTTATTTAAAGAGTATTTATTTTTTTTATTACTAAACGGAACGCAAACCGAAGGCGTGTTTATTTCTGGGCTTTTTTCAGTCGATTTAATTTGAATTTTAAGGAGTAAGCCGTTGACGTCAATAATACAATCATAAACACTCGAGTCGAGTAATGGCATTGAAACAATAAATCCCCTTTTAGTACATTCAGATGCGAATAAATATTCCGCAAAACAACCCAAATAATTAGAGTCCATTTAGTAAAGATAAAAAAAACCGCTCAAATGATAAATTTTAAAGCGGTTCAACAATCAAAATGAAAAAAAAAATTATGTTAAATATGCCTCATGACAAAGCTCATTACAGAACTCACTTCGGGCTAGTTCGCCGCAAGTCATACAATTATGTAATTCAATAAAAACTTTTGGAGCTTTCCAGTTTTCATAATCTGGCGGGGTCAATTGTTGGTCTGGGATTCTAAAATATGCGTTCATTGTTTTTTATTTTCGTCGTTAATATCTTCACTATGATTGTAAACCATTCCACCCGTTACGGTCCTATTTATATTTTTTATTTTTTCTAACTCGGTGGCGGTTGGATTATTATTTATTAGGGCTGTATTTATGTTATTCATTAGGGCTGTATTTATATATTATAAAAGAAAAAATTAACATAAACACCGCATCGATTTGAGCATTATGTTCTAATACTAAATGAAAAGACCAATAAATCGGCGCAATAATTAAAAAAATTCTAATATAGTCTTGAAGTTTATTTTTATCCATCAGTAAAATCATTTAAATCAAGCGGGTGAAAAAATATTATATCGAGCCAAATAAAAACATACCAAGTCCCGAACAGAATTAAATCAAATAAAATCGCCAATAAAATAATAATTATAAACGTTGAAGTCTTTTTGTTTTTTACAATAATTTCGCTTTTAAGGTTTTTTTTAATACCTAAAACAATACTGTCAAAAGACTTATTTATTTCTTCCATTATTTCCAATTTGACCGTCCAATAAAATCATAATATTTCCAAACTCTTAACTCGTTTACATAGTGCAAAATTCCGAGAGTTCTCTGTTTTGTGTTTAAATTATCTAAAGAGTTATGTCTATTTTTAAATAATTTATTTATTTTAATTCCAAAATTTAAAATATTAGAATCAATTTTATTTTTAGCTTTTTGTTTTATATTTGTCATTGTGTTAAAAGCATTATCTCAACGGGGTTCATTGTGCCGTATTTTTTATTGATTCTCTCTAAATATTCAACGTCTCGCATTGTTTCGTTACTGTTTCTTACAGCCCTTAATGCAATTCTTATCATTTCTAGTTCTAAAGGTTTACTCATATAGTTTTTTTATGGGGGCTTTTACACCCCCGTTGTTTTTTAAAAGTGTATTTGTTCGCCTACCCAAGAACTAATAACTTGATTAAAGTTTTCTATCTTTGTTCCGCCTGTATCATAATCATCAAAAGATATAATCCCTTTTATTCCGATTGTATAAGTTCTTTCCATTAAACAACTTGCATCGTGTACAAACATAGTCTTTGGCGTAAGCGAATAAAATTCTAATTTATTTCCTTTTGTCGTTGTGTGTTTTTTTAATAATTTCATAATAGTTTTCTAGTTAATTTTTAATTGTTTATGCTAATATAATAAATATTTTACATATAGCAAGTATATTTTATACTTTATTATAAATAAAAAACATTATAGCATAAAAAAAGGGGGCATATAGCCCCCCTTTAGTATAAACGCTAACTTATAAAGCAGCGATAACAGTAGCAAAGGCACCTCTACAAAATGCATTTGGTTGATAAGTGCAAAAAGCAACTCTTTCCTGTACTCGCACAGTAATGAAATTTTTCTGTACGTTGTCAGAATCTTGCTCAAAAAATTCAACTCCAGCGTTCTCACGAACAAAAAGCTGAGCGCCTTGCGCAAAGTTTCCAACAATAAACTCACCTTCTGCCATTCCTGTATTTAATACAATTGGAATGCCTGCGAAAGATGGTTGTAATCCTTGATAAACTTGGTCTTTAATATATCTAGAATCTCCGTCTTTAGTCGATAACAGTTTATTAAAATCAGTCGGGTGCATTAAAATTGAATCCGCTTTATAATTTTGCTTTTCAATTTGGTTTTTAGCCGTAATTAAAACGTCAAAATTTTGTGGATTTGTTATTACACCAGCCGCATAACCTGAAAGAGCGTTTGACCATAAAGTCCCTGAATTTCTCAAACCGTGTAAGTTTGGAGCAACTCCAGAGCCTCCTAGTAATTGGTCGTCTTCGACAGCCATTAACTTTTGAGGGATTCTCGCCGATATGTAAGACGTTAATTGCTCAGTATCTTCCATCATTTGACGGGATAATCTTAAATAAGTCCCTAAAAGCTCAACGTTTGCAGTAGTTGCAGTCAAATTAAAATCTGATTGCCCTAGTGCAGCACCTTCGGCAGTTGGAGCGGCTCCCTGAGTATATGCGCTCTCTGTAATATAACGCACAACGTCCGAATTTGTTGTTCCAGTTGGTACCATATCTCTAACATGAATCTGACTAGCAGGGTCATATTTGATGCTTGGAACTCTAGTTGCAGCAATAACTTCTCCAGTATAATCGGCGCCTGTAGTCATATCCGCTTTAATTTCAAAAGATGCAGCTCTTGAGTTTCCTTTTTTAAGGTTATCAATTGCTCCTCCTTCTATTGCGTCAGATAAAGCCGTTTTAAAATTCATTGGTTTTGCGCTTGAAATTGCTTTTTTAGCATTCATTTCAATTGCGTCAATTCTTTTATTAGCCTCGTTATTTTTAGCAATATATTCATTTGTTAAGTTTGAGATTTCGCTTTTTAACGACTCCTCAACTTCACCCTTTGCGTTATCTTGTGAAGATTTAAACGCTTTCTCGATTTTTGAATCAACGATGTCCCCTATTTGGTCCAGTTGATTTTTTGTATTTTCGTCCATTATTTTATTTTTTTAAGACATTAAACAAATAGTTAAATATTTCGCTCTCGTCATTTTTTATTAAGGTCGGCTCTGTGACTTCAATATCAGTCGGCAAAGTGATTGAATCATTAAAAAGTGATTTGAGTTTTAAAATTTCAGCTTCTAAGGCAAAACCTAAGTCGTCTGAAATGTTTCCTTTTCGAATTAGTTTAGCAATTTTATCATAACGGTTTAAAACTTTTTCAGCATCTACCTTGCCCTTAACATCCAATATCATTGCTTGGTCATTTGCTGCTAAAGTAACGGCGGAAATCTCGAAAAGTTTAACTTCGTTAAGATGTCTATTTTGCCCGACTATTTCTTTTGTGATTGGTAATATACCAACGCTATTCTCTGTAATTACGCCCGCTTTCATTAATTCTATAACATCGGTCCCCAGCTGAGTTTTTGGGATTAAAGCCTCAAAGATTAATCCTTTTTCGTCTTCATATAAGTCAACCATTTTTCCAAGTGGTTTATCCATGTCGTGCTGATATAAGTATTTTACACGCTTTCCGTTTTCATTTATGGTTTTTGAATAAGCGCCTTTGTTGATTATATCGCCATCGGAATCAATATTTCCAAATACCGACCCGTAGCCCTTAACCATACCGCTTTTTTCGTCTGCATCAATTAGTTCACCAATTGGAGACGCCTTATATATAATTTTATTCATAATACAAAGATATTAAATTTAAATATATATTAATTCACCAACGTAATCAGTAACTCCGTCGTCAAATAAAATAATTTGTCTGCCGTTGGCATTTTTTAACATTTCTTTTAATTCTTCATTCCATGCGCTTAGGTATTCAGATGGAGACTCCGCTTTTGGGTGTAATCTTTCATATTCAAAAATTAACTCCGTTAATTCATTATCAATCATATTATAAAGTTTTATTAATTAACTTTTTTATTAAATCTTTTGTTTCCTTATATATTTCGGGATATAATTTTTTAAATATTGGGTTTCCTGTATAAAAATTTTCAAAATTATGTGCCATAAATTCAGCATATTGACTGTATAAACCCCTCTGATTATAATAGCTAAGTGGGTGACCAAATCCGACTTT